AGCTAATGAATCTAAACTACAATAGCATGATGTACTGGTATGAAACATCTATGGAGATAGATAGTTTGTACCAACTTGAAAAGTTAAAGACGCATTACTACAGCAAGATAACAGGCATACAGGCAAACAGTTACGAGACACTGAAAACAATCTACGAAAACAAGCAAGCTATTGAAAAGGCAATAGCACAGGAGAAAGAAATGCAGATAAAGGATTTGAAAAAACGCAATCGCAAGCTAATACTACACAACACAGTGTTGAGCATTGGACTTTCAGCACTGGCAATATCAACTGTATACTTTGTAATTCTATAAAATAATGGACTTTGAAATTCGCGATGTAGCAACGATTGTGGGAGGCACAATATCACTGGCAAGTTTATACTTTGCTTTGAAAAGAAGTGACGATAAACTAAGTGAAAAAATTTCTAATCTTGAATCATACCACAAAAGAGAAATGGGAAATATAACTGATAGCATGCGTGCGCAAAAAGCTGATATGGCTACAAAGACCGACAAGCTAGAAGCTAAGATTGATGCGATACAGCAGCAGAATGCTTTAATATCCGCAAATATCGCGGAGCTTACAGGCTACTTGAAAGCAAAACAATAAAACAAACAATATGGCCAGCAAGTATGTTGAAGTATACAAAGAGATATACAACGGAAGCGGCGCAGTAAGTGATCGTGTGCGAATGGCAATGGAGCAATACTCTGTGCCACTTTCATTCAAGTCATTCTTTCGCATGTATCAGACGTGGCGTAGCCATAACCTCGGTGCGGAAAAAAATGTTTCGTTTGGTGCTGCTAAGTTGCAAGACCATGTGCCCGATGTCAAGAAGATGGTGCAGCCTACCGGGCAGCTAGACAAGTTGAAGCATTCACTCAGTGAGTTCAATGACATCTTGAGTGAGTTGAAACCCGAAGCACACAACCCGCTAGACCTGCCCCCATCGCAGGAGTCAAACTATCAACCATACAAGCTACCGATAAACCACAATGACATACTTGTAATCGGTGATATACACGTTCCGTATCACAATATACCTGCGCTCACACTTGCGTTGAAATATGGGCTTGAAAATGACGTAAACACCATACTCTTAAACGGTGACATCATAGACTTCTACGCCATCAGTCGCTTTGAAAAGGACCCAAGAAAACGCAATTTTGGACATGAAGTATTGATGACACGTCAATTCCTTACAACTTTGAGGCAGTTGTTTCCAAATGCAGCAATCTATTACAAGTGCGGGAATCACGATGTGCGCTATGACCACTACATCATGCGCAATGCACCCGACCTTTTAGGCATGAATGAATTTAGTTTTGAAAGTTTGATGAAGCTCGATGAGTTAAACATCACATTCATTCCCGATAAACAAATCATACGTGCCGGGAATCTTACCATACTACACGGGCATGAATTAGGCACATCAGTATTTAGTCCTGTCAACATCGCTCGTGGTTTATTCTTGCGTGCAAAAGACAATGCGCTGTGCGGACATCATCACCAGGCATCTGAACACAGTGAGCCAAACATCAACGGCAAACTAACAACGTGCTGGAGCGTGGCCTGCCTGTGCGAGCTGCACCCCGACTATATGCCTATCAACAAACACCATCACGGCTTTGCACATGTGAAGGTCATGGATACAGGCGAGTTTGAAGTCAGTAATTATCGAATAGTGAATGGAAAGATTAGATAACAAAAAGCCCCCACGTTAGGGGGCTAGATGCATCAATTTAAACACTATGCGATAAACACAATAGAAGGCACAAAGTTAGTACAAATGAAACGCAAACAACATCCGAAAGTAGTACATCGTAAACTTGGACGTGAGCGTGCGCATGGTATGTACTTAAACAACGTGATAGAGATTGACCCTACACTAGCACCAATGCGCTATCTTATTGTACTTATTCATGAGTATCTGCATCACATTCAGCCTGAGTGGAGCGAGGAAAAGGTTGATGCGGAAGGTGAAGCACTTGGTCGCTTTCTTTGGAAACAAGGCTTTCGCAAGGTGCAGCAGTAGTCAAAACTTATCCGCTATCCCGGCATGAAGTAATTCCGAATGCAACCATTCGCGCATCTTCCCGACTAAGTTGTACTGTTCTTCTGTAAGGTCTTGGTACTTTTCAAGTGAGCGCAGGTGCTGCCTGAATTCATCAATCATATCAAAGTACTTCACACCATTCACAGCACAATCAAATGCGTGCTGGTCATGCTTTAGATCAAACGTTAGTGTTGCTTTCATCTTCTGTTCTGTTTGGTTTTCCTGCTTTACAATCTGCGTAGCCGTCATTGTATGCATTGAGTATGTGTGTCATTTCAATGGTTTGCGCTTTCATCATGAACGCATCTAATTCTATCCATGATATCTTTACCGTTGGCCCTTGAAATCTTTTGCGCAGTGACTTGCTAAGTGTGCGCAGTGCTGTTTCTTTTTTATCTTGATCCATGTTGTTATGAATTAATTCTAATTGCTTTTCTTTTTGGTGGTGCTGATATTCCTATGGTATAACATCCGTAGTCATTAATAGTAATAGGCACATTGGACTTTCTAATTATGTTTAAATATCGATATGCTGTGCGTTCAGTCACCGCCAACTCCTGCGCTATTATACGAATTGGTATAGCTCGTTTTTGCAGTTCCATCATCAGGTAGATACATTTCGCCCCACCTGATTGAAACGATAGTTTTTTATCATTGCTGTTTGACATAGATTTCTTGATTGATTCTTTTAAGTATTCGGTAGTTGCTGTGATAGTCTTTCTTGCTTGCTGGCTTATCATCAAGATACGCGTGCCGCAGTAGGCGTAATTCATCTACGCTAAACTGACTTAGTTGTTTTCGGCTGAGTCGCATTGAGTTTTAAGATTTCGTTTTTAACGTGGTGATAGTATGCCTTGACTGAGTAGAACTCACCTGTGCCGTCAAAGTCTTGCATGATGTCTACTGGTGCATTTACCAGTGCTTCATCTACGGCGTACAGGGCAGCGTTGATAGCTTTGATATGCACCTCAACTATGTGCCCTTCCTGCTTGCCGTTCTCGATGATGTCAAAATAGTTCGAGTACAGTTGCCATGCTTTGTCTTTTGCTTTCATAGTGCTAAGGTATTAAGGTATTCACGCCACATTGGTACACGCTCCTGCAGCTTTGCGATTGCGTCTGTATCGAACTCCACAACTTTCTCGTGTATGCGCTCATGCACCGGGATGTCATAAGTCCATTCCGTTGTCTCAAGGTCTGCATCTGGATAGTCATCTAAGAACCTGCCCATGTCATAAATCATATTCTTTTCTATTCGCTGTGCTTTCTTTACAAAGATAGGGTCTGACTGTGCGTCAATCAAGTTCATGCGGCGTGCAAGTCTGTATTTTTCGTCGTTAATCATTTGAAGTGGTGCGTTCACTAGCACGTAGCAGAATGTTGCACGCGGTGCTCCTGTCAACCAACAGTAGGCTTGACCCTGCCAATAGTAATCTTTGCTAATGTCGCTAGTCATAGCATCAAAGAATGTGTGGATGTCCCATGATGATTTGATGTCGGGCACGTTCACCACTAAATCCGTCTCATCATCTTTGATTAGAAGGTCAGGCGTGCCTTTGATAAAGTCATTAGCAAACATCTGCTCATTCTTAAATACAATCTCACCACGGTGTCTGCGCCACATGTCTATCGCATCATTTTCAACGGCTAGACCTTTCTCAATAAACTTGTTTGACATCTCTTTGTAGCGGCTGTATTTGTTTGCTACGTAGATTTCCAGCAATGCGCTCTTGGTTGTTTCGCTCAAACCTGTTTTAGTTCTTGCATCGGTCATCAACTTACCTAGTTGTGACGCTCTAAATAATACTTGTTCCATTGTTATAGTGTTTTAAATTGATAGTCAAATGTAGCAACCATTCGGAATATCCGAACAGTTGCAACAAATTTTAACATTTAGATGGACGCTATGAATTGTCCGCGCTCCTGGTTCATCAGAATCATTTGACGCTTCGACTCGATTTCATCACCGACCTCATGTAGCACATCGCCACTGCATGACTTGCTAATCTTGCTTAGCTGTGCAAGTTCAGTCGCTTGCTGGATAAGCTCACGCACATACTTCACATCTTGGTCATGGCCTTGTCCAAGACTACCCTTCAACTTGAATGGCTTATAGGCGTCCTTGTTCTTGCGGTTAAGGTCACGGCCAAACACTTTACCCAAACTTTGAGCAGCGTTCTTTAGACACTCAGTCTTGAGTTTACCGAATGCTAAGTCCATTGCGTTGGCTTTCTTATTCGATGGATTCAACGCCCACTCATTGCGTGCCTGTGGATCATTGCGCAGGTCATCGGGCACCTTATCTACCATGATGACTACGGAGGCTGCACCTGTGCGGCGTAACTCATACCCGGATATCGGATGTGTTACAACTAACTCCAGTGATGCCTGCACCTCGTTGGCAATTGTAGACCACTTGAAATTCTCAGTGCGCCAATGTCCAAAGTAGATTTCATCTAATGTCATTTCAATGTGGCTAATGACCAGCGTTGACGCTTTTTTGTCGGGTGTAGCTTCTACACCTGCGGGGTCAGGTTCCGCGTTGAGCAGCTGCTGAAACTTTTGCAGCGCCTCCAAATTGTCTTTGTGATAACTCATAATGTTTAATTGATTTTGATGTTTCGAAGATAGTGATTAATAGCGCATCAGGCAATCGTTTAACTCTTGACAATAGTTAAGAATTGCAAAAACGATTAGTGCGCCGATAACGTAGCGAAGGATAGTAGATGTGTTTTTCATATTGCTTGGATTTAAGATTTAAAGATTGTGCGTTACAGCCGCACCCCTGTTTTGATTAGTGAATCTTGATATATCTTATTTTGCTGCCCCATGATTGATAAACTGAGCATTCAATACCTGCTGCTTTTAAATCCATTGCTTTTTTGCTAGCTTGCTTATCATTCATGTAGCTAACTGCGTTCAATCCGAATTGACATGTTTTAGCTAATACGATTGTCTTGTTGCGAAGTGCTGTGGTTTCGATTGTGTTTGTCATTGCTTTGTGTTTTAATGTTTGATTGATGGCACAAATATAGTGGGGTAAATAGTTACCTACCAAAAATCAATTGTTAAAATTTGTTAAAATGAGCAATGACGCGGGTTGCAGAAGCAATTAAGCCCACGAATAGCTTCCGTAATTCGGGAAAAGTTCAAAGTAAACACGCATCATTATGGCATCTGCGTAGTCAGGACTCTTGCCGTGCATGCGCGCTATCTCATCTTTACTTATCACAGCAAGTTTGCCGTCGGCTTCGGGAGTGCGGCGGCGTATCATGTCAAGCTCCTGCACGATTACATCCCGGAAGCGATCAACTTTCAACACAACTTTGTTTTGTTCTATGAGTTCTGCTAACTTGAAATAGCATTCAGCTTTCTGATTCACGTAGCGGTCTGGTTGTTTGGCCCTGCCCCCG